TCAGGTCTGCACACCTGTATTCAATGGTTTTGCAAACGAATGGAAAGATAAACCAGGAGCAGAAGATGCTGTAGCAAACAGGCTTTCTGATATAACCATACGTTACGGACTAGACGAATGTATGGACCTACCTGACAACATAACACGAACAATCAACACTAACTTATCTAAGCAGATACAAAAGCAATATAATCTCCTTGCTAAAGATTCTGTGTTGTACACAAAGACTGGCACAGTCAATGCGGTTCACGCAGGGGCTCGTGTCAAGAAGCTACTGCAGCTAGTTACAGGAGCAGTGTACGACGAAGATAAGTTAGTGCAGTTTGTCCATCAAGAAAGATACGACATAGTCATGACGTTGGTAGAGCAACGTGCACACTCCCTGGTAGCATTTAACTGGAGACACGAACGTGATGCTCTAGTTGAACTTGCGGAGAAACAAGGTATTACGTACGAGGTCATCGATGGCGAGACCAAGGGGGAACGACGTAAAGATATTGTTTCAAGATTCCAGGCAGGTCAAATAAAAATGTTGCTCTGCCATCCTCAATCAGCAAGTCATGGCTTAACACTAACAAAAGCTAATACTGTTATATGGTGTTCACCAACTTACAATGCTGAACACTTCAAACAATTTAATCAACGTATATATAGAGCAGGTCAAACTCAAAAGACTGAGACTATACTTATACAAGCAAGAAACACTTGGGAGCCCGAAGTGTATAAGAAGCTTAATACTAAGCTAGGGCGAATGGAAAATCTATTGCATATATTACAGGAGGTAAAACATGGCAAAGAAACTTAATGACTTACTAGCCGAGTACGGCAAAGTGCGTGATGGTATTACAGACTTGAAAGCACAAGAAAAAGAATTCAACGCACAAAAGCGTGAGCTTGAGGCGCAGATAGCTATTAGAATGACCGAAGAAGGTCTTGAAAAAATATCTAATGGCGGACGAACACTCTCCCTTAAAAAGGAGATTGTCCCTACTGTAGACAGCTGGGATGACTTGCAAGAGTATGTAGCAAAGACTGGAAGGTTTGAACTACTACAAAAGCGTATGTCAGCTACTGCTTATAGGGAAGCTATCGGTCTTGGGGAAGATATCCCTGGGGTAGAAAGCACGGAGTTGACCAAGATTTTATTTAGGTCAACATAACATTAACGACTAACGAATGACGAAGGAGGAATAACGATGTCAAACGATATTAGCGTAGTAACGAGCAAGGTTCCGGCTCATGTAAAAGCGGGATCAAAACTAGGTAACGAGAATGTATCTTCAGAACACATCTCAGTGCCAAGAGTAAAACTACTTCAAAAGATGAACAACGAAGTAGATCCAAACCACAGTGAATATATAGAAGGTGCCAAAGAAGGCGACTTCATTAACACTGTGACTGGTGAAAACTATGGTTCATCTATGTACGTAGTTAATGCACACTTCAGAGAAGAATTTGTCGTGTGGAGAAAGCGTGAAGAAGGTGGTGGTCTAGTAGGAAACTTTCCAACTAGAAAAGAAGCCGAAGATTATCTAGAAGATAATTCTTTAGAGGCTGATAAACACGACATAACTCAGACTCAAATTCATACGCTTTTGCGTTTGGATGAGAAAACGTCTGAGATCTCAGATATACCTTTTCTATTTGATTGTGCTTCATCAAAGCTCAAAGTATCTAGAGAATGGAATACTAAGATAATGAAACAAGGCGGCGATAGATTCGCATACTTGTGGAAAATGTCTTCTGTACCGCAAAGCAATGCCAAAGGCTCATGGGTTAACATTGATATTCAAGGTGTTGACTGGCTTAAAGATGAGATTTATGAGGGTGTAAAATCCTTTTATGAATCTTCATTTGGCAATAGCTAAATCAATATAGGCCCTGTTGGATGTTCTTGTACCAATGCACTAAAACGCGAGAGCATTCAATGATTACTGAAAGCGTGGTTCACTTTCGCCTAGAAACGAACCACTTAACACAAGGACGAGGGTTTTTTCAATTATTTATCCCTTCATTGACGAGCGTGGTTCACTCTAGTCCGCAAACGAACCACTCGTGCAGCTCCGGTGCGACTTATACTGTCGCAGGCACGAACACGCAAAAACATGTTACACTCGTAATGTGCGTGAAAAGGAGTTCATCAATAAGGTGCATAAGCACTTACCCAAAACCATCTATCGGTGGAAAATCAACGACCCCTACCATGGCGGTGTTCCAGACACTTATTACTCAGGCGTCGGCAATCATTGCTGGATTGAGTACAAGTATACAGAAACTCTCCCCGCCCGATCTACTTCCAAAATTAAAATCAATCTTTCAGAACAACAACGTATATGGCTCAACCGCCAAAAGTCTTTTAACATTTTCGTGTACGCAGTACTTGCCTGCCAGGACCAGGTGTACGTTACTGAGGACTTTGATACAAAATATATTACACTTGAAGAGTTCGAAAACAAATCTATACCTTTTAAAGACTTTGTAAATGGATTAACTAAATTTTGCCTAGGAGAAAAAGAATGAAAACATATACAATCTGCGTTCTTGAGAAAAGAGAAGCAACTTATAGAGTAAAAGCTAAATCTTTATCAGAAGCAAAAAAAGACGCTAAGTGGCGATTATTAACTTCAACAAGACCTGCTGTAGAGCCACAATATACTTACACTTATTCACCAACGGAGATAACTGAAGATGAAAACTAATTTAAATGAAATGATGAACAGTCAACTTAAAGATATATTAATAGCATACAGTACTCCTTTTGCTACTAAAGCTAAATGTTTAGTAATTTTAATCAAAAGAAAAATAAATGCCTGAATGTCCTGTTGAGTTTTACGAATGTCTTACCGAAGAAGAATGGGATGACATAGTATATCTATTTGAAGAAAACGATATTGAAATACCACAAGCAATAGGTGATATAGAAGCTGCGTCTGATTTTGTTTGGCAAGTTTTATTTTTATCGCCCATAGAATTAATTTACATAGGAATTACAATGACGGTCCTAGCAACTTATGGATTGTCCATTTATTATATGTTTAAGAAAATACAAAAGAAGTTTAGTTAAAACAGGAGGTAAACAAAATGACTGATTATGTAAACTCACCGCCCCACTATAATACGGGCAACATTGAATGCATTGACGCAATAGAAGAAAGTATGACACCTGAAGGTTTTAAATGTTATCTAAAAGGTAACATTCAGAAATATATATGGCGTTATGAAAACAAAAAAGGGCTTCAAGATGTCCTAAAAGCACAATGGTATTTAAATAGGCTCATAAAAACGCTTGAAAAAGAAGAAAATGCGGAGGACGCACGTACGAGCCCACCAAGCAATTATAGCTAGTTTTAGACCTAGAACATTAGTTACCCTAACAAAACGCAACCTGCGGCGTCCTGTGAGGTCATTTTTTCCCAGATTTGCTATTTCGGGGGAAAGAACGGTTTTTTGATCGTCTAACTACTTTTAAGTTAGATTTATTTGCGTTCATTGGGTTTCCGTCTTTATGATGCACATCTTTGCCATCACCTTTCTTAACTTTCCCTAATCTTTCCATCATACGTCTTACTCTATTTCTTTGAGCACGACGTTTTCTTTGTTCAGGTTTTCCCTGATAATTCTTATATTCTTTTTTATAGTTTCTAGCCATCGGACAATGTTGATAATTCTGTGGATAACTTTTCTTTGTCCGAAAGACTAATCTTTTCTTTGGTCATCTCTGTCTGCCTTGGCTATTTTGTTGCTGTCGATTAACTGTGGCACTCCTAAAATAGTTTTAATTAAAGTATCTTGCCTAATAATTTCATTGTCTAAACTACGTATCCTGTCTATTAACGCTACAAGTATGCCGTGTTGAGAGTCTAATTTAGTACCAAGCCTTTGTTCTACAGCAGCTATTTGTTCTGCTACTTTATCATCTACGGTGTCTAGTTTTGTTTCCATGCCATCAACAATACGCATAATTAATTGATAGATAAACCAACCTAGGCCAGCGGCGGCTGCTATAGGAAAACCAACTTCTTGGATTACCGTAATTACTTCTGTCATTCGTTATCTTGTCTATTGGAGGCTCCGAAGTAGAATGAGATCACGGCTGACGCTAAACCGCCAAGATAGCCGAGAACTAAATTTATTAATGCCTCAGAATTTTGCTCAGGCGGTTGAAGTGTGACTAAAAAGATATAACCAAGGAAGCCGCCAACCATTGCTATACCTATAATTCTGGCTGTCCAATCCCTGGAAAAGTGTTTGCGGGCATCCTGTTTCTCCGCTGTTTCTAATTTATACAGATCTACATTGAGTTCTTTCATCTTTGCTTCGAACTCTTTTTCTGCTCTTTTGATTTCTAATAGCTGTTCGGGCGTAGCTTGAGCTATAGCTTTTTCGAGTGAACCGGGCGTATTATCACAGCCCAGTACTTTAGATATGACATCTCCTGCCATGCCTCCTAGTGGCCCGCCTAGGGCGGTGCCTAGCGTTGGGGCTACGCTCCCAACTATGTTAGATAATAACTTCTTCATATTTGCCAAGCTTTAATAGCTCCTCCTTGTTTGCTAAATGCTGCAGCTGTATCAGCTTCTTGCTTTGTCCTGTGTAACCGACGGCATGAT